GTCCCCCTTACGAGGGAAGAGCTCATCGTTAAGTTGAGTTCGACATACTCAACCTGGTCGTCAGGCACCTGCAATGCAGCGAAAGCCGCCAGGAGCGCGGGCACTCGTAAGTTGTCCGATACGTCCCTCGCCTGTGAATTGGATTTCACAAGTTTGGGAAGGCTCACACCCTAACCCCTGCTTCAGGCAGAGAGTAGAGGGCAAGCCACGCGCTAAGAAGCACGAACATCAAAGTGACAAATTTCTTTCTCCAATACGCATCCATCGTAAAATGGATCGGGTACTGGTACCTGGGAAAGATGCCAACAGAGAAATTCGTTTCTCCTTGGTTAGACAAGGTACAACTTTGGGTTAAGACTAGAGGTGCACTGGATACATGCAAGCGGATCAAAGCGATCCGGCTACACGTAACCCGGTACATCTCCGGTACTCCACTCAAAGAAGCTGCTCACCCCTCACTATCAATTAACAAGCGGGGATTACCTAGAAATCTAGGTAACCTCCAGGAGTTAGTTGATGGGAGTGTCAGTGAACAGAGACTACTTATGACACTATTACTAGTGTCAAGGGTAATCCCTGTCATTGGCAAACCTGACCTATCCCCCATTACAGCACCTTTCAACGGGACTGACTTAACAGCCCTGAAGAAGGATGTTGCTTGGGTGATCTCAGACCTAGGTCTGAAGATCGATAGGCCGGTGTGGAGTGAACCTCATCTGACTACTCGCAGATCCCCCAATGGTCAAGCACTCGTTGCCTCAATGTATGAGCTAACAATCTTGCCGGCGAGTCTCCAGAGAGATCTGGGGATCCTCGGCGGACAGGAATTGTCTGCCTATATAGAGGGGCTTCGAGAATTCCCACTGGAAGCATGGATGGCGAAACTTCCGGTTAAACCGAATGGTTTAATCAGGAAACTTTCGACCATCAATGATCCAGAAGGGAAATGCCGAATCATTGGCCTTTTAGATTATTGGTCACAGACCGCACTGAAACCTCTTCACGATGAGATTTTCTCATTGCTCCGAGGCTTCAGGGGGGATGCAACCTTTAATCAGAAAGGGTGGGACCGGTGGCTAGCGTCGACGGGACCCTACTATAGTCTAGATCTTTCAAATGCAACAGATAGATTCCCTGCAGAAATGCAGAGATTCATTCTGGAGCAAGCGATTGATCCGGAATATGCAGGGGCCTGGGTGAGGGTTCTGACAGACCATGAGTTCAAGGTTCCCTGGGAAGGCCACAGCGTGAAATACGCCGTGGGTCAACCCATAGGGGCCTATTCTTCATGGGCCGTCTTCGCCCTCTCCCATCACCTCATGGTAAGGGTAGCTGCAACCAGAGCGGGCTTAGGCCCACGCTGGCACGGCTACGTCCTACTAGGAGATGACATCGTTATCGGAAACCACGATGTCGCGAAACATTATCGCGAGATCATGGACAACCTGGGAGTGCAAATCTCCGAAGCAAAATCGCATGTGTCCGAAGACACATTTGAATTTGCCAAGAGATGGGTGCGCTCAGGGCAAGAAATCACCGGCGCTCCAATCAAGGGGATGTTGGACTCGACTCGTTTCTACGAAGTCGTGAACCATATCTCCGAGATTGAAGATCGTTGGTTACTTGACGACACGATGGTAACCCGACAGATGTTATCCGGATTGTTTGCAATCTTCACCTACCGATCTCTTTCGAGACGATTGGCAAGGAAAGCTTACAACCTTTTCCTCATGCCCAGAGCCTCGGATGGGCCAAACGTAGCTCAAGAGAAACTCATTCGAGTTTGTCGAGAGTGGTTTGACAACATCCTTGGATGTTTTAACGAAGGTAAACCATTCGCCAGAGAAGTCTGGTATGAATGGGTTGCCGAAGCTAAAACCGCTGTGCTTGAGGCCGGAATCAAGAAGTCCCATAAGAACCTTGTACTCTTCCAACAGAAGGTACAAGAACTCTTTGCGACTTCTCGGGATACGGGATCTGTGAGCCCAGAACTGATGAAGGCTCTGCCGCCTGTCATTGTTGCCCAGAGTAATCTGGGTAACATGCAGCAAGAGTTCGACCAATTGCGAGAGGCCTTTACCACAGGACGCGAAGAAGACATTGTCTTCAATCGTGTCGTGAGGCTAGGCCTAGCGCCTGATCGGCTCTTTACCGACAGAGACCACAAGCTGATACTAGCTACCCATGCATCTCTTAGCTATAACACTAAGAGATTGTTGGACATGTACATCTCCGAACGGCCTAAGGCCTTCGAAGATGACACACCATCGGAAGACTAGAACAAGTCTTCCTCAGATGGCCGGGTATCGCCGGGGGAGCCCTCACGGGTCCTCCCGAGTCCTTCCGCTTGTCAAAGCGGAC